GTTGGAATACCCCACCATACAAATTCGTGAGGGATTTGAATTAAATGCAAAGTATAAAATGGAAGCCATATAGTGATTAAGAATGAAATTAGACCGTTCATTTTGCTGGAACCTCCAATTTTTTAATTGGTTTAGCTAATAAATACTTGTCACCGAGAAGTGCTTTAGCCGCAGCCAGCTTTTGTGCGTGACCTTTAGATTGCTTAGGGGCTTGCATACCATATAAGGTGTCGATTAACATTTCGCTACTCCTTAAAATAAATTAAAAAAGATATTGACGTGTTGGTTATTATCCATTAATCTGAACCCGTGTCAAACAATTTTTTAACTTTTTAAGGAAAATATTATGGCGATCAACATTACCATAAGCGACTTAGATCAGATGCCCAGCGCGGGTATCCGTAAGGTTGCAGGACTTATTAATATTATAGCTGATTATCACGCTCGACTTGAGCAAGAGAATCAACCTATCCCCGCACAATTCGCATCAGGTGTGACTACCACACCAGCAACTAGCGACGAGATACCTACATTAGCGACTAGCCCTGCTGAAGCATTTGCACCGCCAGTCAACATTGAAGATGAATACGAAGATCATGCACCAGCAGCGTTTGCTATCCCAGTACCACCGCCTACTAAAACTGCATCGGGTATTGATGTGGACTCTGAAGGTTTGCCTTGGGATGGACGTATTCACGCATCTAGTCGTACACAAACACAAGATGGCCGTTGGAAGCTGCGTCGTAATGTAGATGTAGAAGTAGTGACTGCGGTTAAGCGTGAGCTTCAAATCACCATGGGCATTACACCTAGTTACTCAGCACCATTGCCACAATTGACGCCAACGCCTCCTGTGAATGAGGTACCTGCGCCCCCTTTTGTCGACAATGTGGTGCCAATTGCGCCCCCAGTGATTACTACACCCGAAGTGGTGTCGGCTGGTGTTGCCGAGACTGCATCCCCTATTGAGCCATCTAGCAGTCAGATGACTTTCCCTAACTTTATGCAAGCCGTTACGTCATTAGTTGCTGCTAAAACTTTGACTGGCGCGAAAATTCAAGAGGCGGTAGTTGCTGCTGGACTACCATCATTACCAATGTTGGCTTCACGTCCTGATCTAATTCCAGCCGTGGCCACTTCTTTAGGGATTACACTATAATGGAACACGCATTGTTACCACCAAGCTCGGCAGCTCGCGTCATACAATGCCCAGCTTCTTTATTCATGTGTAGTCAATTCCCTGAGACTGACGATAATCCTAAAGCACTTGAAGGTACACAAGCGCATGAAGTCAATGTGGCTATGTGGACTGGTCAACCTATTCCATCATTTGCAACTGAAGAAATGTTAGAGGGCGCTGAGATGTGGTGCGAAACCTTAGGCGCTAGGACGGATGTTTATTATGAGCAAGTGGTCGATTGCTCTCAAATTCATCCTGATAACTGGGGTACGCCTGACGCTTGGGCTTATGACGAGATGACGGCCACGCTTCATGTGTGGGATTACAAGTTTGGCCATCGTCACGTTAAGGCGTTTGAAAACTGGCAGTTGATTAATTACGCTGCGGGGATTTGGACATCAGGCGGGTATAACGTCAGTAATTTTGAATTGACTATCGTACAACCTAGGTCATATCACGCAGATGGCCCAGTACGTTCATGGTCAGTTGATCGTGTGCAGATGGAAGGTTATATCTCACGCCTTAAATCAGCGTGGGAGGCATCATTGCTACCTGAGCCTCCAACACACACAGGTAAGAATTGCCGAGATTGCTCAGCGCGTCATGCTTGCCCTACATTGCAAGAAGGCGCTTTGATTGCGGTTGAAATGTCAGGTCAGAATGTACCTTTTGATTTGAATGAGAACGCAATTGGTCGTGAGTTACATTTGCTTAAATCAGCACAGGAATTGCTCGAATACCGTATTGAAGGTCTTGAGAGTGAAGTCTTGGGTCGCATTAAGCAAGGTAAGTCAATCCGAGGCTGGATGACTAAGCAAGGTGAAGGTCGTGAGAAGTGGAATAAGCCAATTGATGAAGTGCTGGCTTTGGGCGAGATGATGGGTATCGACATCAAGAAGCCTACTGCAATCACCCCTAAACAAGCAATTAAGGCGGGTCTACCTGCCGAGTTAGTACGAACATATACCGAAGTGCCAATTGGTGAAATTAAACTCGTCCCTGACGATGGCACTGCGGCAAGAGCAGCTTTTCATAAATAGTTTACGGGCGAAAGTAACAATATATTGTGCTCAACTTTATTAACTTGTTTATAAGTAGCCCACCATTTTAAGGAGTAATACCATGTCACAAAACTTTACAACACCAGTTGGCCGCCTATTGATGGGTAGCCTTTATAATCCACAAACAACCGATATGGAAGGCAATCCGTTAGTGATCCGTTCAGGTCCTAATGCTGGCCAACCTAAAGTTCAATACTTCTTTGCAGTTGGTATCCCTAAAGGCCTTGAGACACATTGGTCTCAAACGCCTTGGGGTCAGCTAATTTGGAAGCAAGGTCACGACTCATTCCCAGCAGGTCAAGCTGACTCACCGAGCTTTGCTTGGAAGGTTGTGGATGGCGACTCACAAGTGCCTAACCGTGTCGGTAAAAAGCCATGTGATCGTGAAGGCTACAAAGGTCATTGGGTCATTAGCTTTACCAGCGGATTTGCATCTAAAATCTACAATAAAGATGGTACACAAGCGATTGTAGAACCTGACGCAGTTAAGCTAGGTTACTTTGTGCAAGTCAATGCTGACGTAGATGGCAACGGTAGCAATACTCAGCCTGGCGTATTTATTAATCACCGCATGGTTGCATTAAGTGGCTATGGTGAGGAAATTAGCATTGGACCTGATCCAGTATCAGCAGGTTTCGGTACAGCTCCATTACCAGCAGGCGTGTTAGCCACACCACCAGCAGGTTTTGCACCAGTAAGCCCAGCGCCAGCTAACCCTGTTGCTATGCCAGCTAACCCTGTTGCTATGCCAGCACCAGCACAAGTAGCAATGACACCTATCCCAGCTAATCCAGCTTTCCTAGCTGTACCACCTGCACCAGCAGCGCCAGTACGTCAGATGACTCCTGCGGCTCAAGGTGCAACGTATGAAGCGATGATTGCTGCTGGCTGGACTGACGAGTTGCTAATTCAACACGGCATGATGGTGGCTTAAATGACTACGATGGCTGAGTTATTAGAGCCACTATTATTGGGTGACGTGAACGCACATTCAGAAGTGCTGATCGTCACCCCTTACGGTGAGAAGTACAAAGCTCGCCGATTTTATGTGGCAGATAAAGACACGATACATTTAGTCTGTGAAATGCCTGACGATGAAATATATGACGCTCGTGGTCAAGTTGGATCTAGCAGCATTGAGGTGGATGAATAGTATGGGACTGCTCTATAAATTAACATTTCCGAATGGCAAAAGTTACATCGGTATAACTGTTCAGAAATTTCATTTGAGACTTAGAGATCATAGACATGTGGCTATCAGTAATAAATCTCAAAACTCAGTTCATCGAGCTTGGCGTAAATATGGTGAACCAAAGTCTGAGGTGTTAGCTATAGTTGAAGATTATGATTTAAGCGATACTGAACGTAGAGCAATTTCAGTATTTAATACCTATGGTGATTTAGGCTATAACATGACGTATGGGGGTGAACAAAGTCCAATGTTGACTCCCAGCGTGGCTAAAAAAGTTAGCTTACTTGCATCTACACCTGAACGTATTGCTGCGACTAAAGCTTTGCATACAGGTAGAAAACGATCTGCTGAAACTAGAGCTAGACTGTCTGAAAGCTTAAAGGGTAAAGGTCTTGGTGTTAAAAAATCTGAAGCACATCGAAAGAAAATTAGCGAAGCGAATAAAGGTAAACATTCAGCTTGGTTAGGTAAAAAACATTCGGATGAAACTAAGATGAAAATGGCCTTGTCTGCTAAAGCTAGGTGGGCAAAATGAAGCGATATGTTTTGGATTGCGAGTGCTACATTGACTACTTTCTAGTCGCGTGGCGTGATATGGACACAGGGGCGACCTTCTATCAAGAGATGTTTGAAGGTCAGCCCATGGTTCCAGCATTGCCTACCGATGGGACATTGGTTACTTTTAATGGCAATAACTACGACATGCCGATATTGGCAATGGCTTTGCAGGGGGCATCTTGCGCCCAGCTTAAAGAAGCCTCTGACGCCATCATTGTCGGCGGCTTAAAGTCATGGCAGGTACGTGACAAGTTTGGCGGTGTTGACACGTCTCACGTTGACCACATAGATTTGATTGAGGTCGCGCCAGGTGAGGTTGGTTTGAAGTTGTACGGGGGTCGCTTAAACTCTAAGCGTCTACGTGACTTACCAATTGAACCGAGTGCGAGCATCAGTGTGGCTGACCGCAAGGTGTTGGTTGAATACTGCTGCAACGACCTTGAGACAACCATTGATTTGTATAAAGAGCTAGAGCCTCAGATTAAGTTGCGTGAAAGCATGTCTGAGGAGTTCGGCATTGATTTGAGGTCTAAGTCAGATGCTCAGATTGCTGAGGCTGTGATCCGTTCCGAGGTGGAAAAGAAGCTACAGAAGCGCGTTTATCGCCCTGAGATACATCCATCTTATACGTTTAAATATGTACCACCTGACTATATTAAGTTTGCGTCAGATGGCATGAAACAAGCGTTGCAATTGATTGAGGACGCCACTTTTACACTTAATGATAAGGGGTCAGTTGAGTTGCCTCGTATCCTAGAGTCGATGCGTTTACGTATTGGTAACGGTGTCTATCGCATGGGCATCGGTGGCTTGCATAGTAGCGAGTCCTGTGTCGCTCACAGGAGTAATTGGCATTATCAGCTCATTGACCGTGACGTGGTGAGCTACTACCCGAATATCATCCTGACCCAAGGGCTTTATCCTGCACACATGGGGCTTGAGTTCCTAGAGGTCTACCGTTCGCTGGTAGAACGCCGTATTACTGCCAAGCGTGAGGGCAATAAGGTGATGGCTGACGCACTTAAGATTTGCGTCAATGGCTCGTTTGGTAAACTTGGTAGCAAGTGGTCCGTGCTGTATTCACCCGACTTACTGATCCAAGTGACGTTGACTGGCCAGTTGGCGTTATTGATGCTGATTGAGTCATTAGAGGAAGCTGGCATTGAGGTTGTGAGTGCTAATACCGATGGTGTGGTTAGCAAGTGTCCTACATCTAAGCTGAACACGCTGAATGACATTGTGATGGCGTGGGAGTTTGTATCAGGGCTTGAGACTGAGGAAACTAGATACGATGCTTTATACAGTCGAGACGTAAACAACTACCTTGCTATTAAGCCTGACGGCTACATTAAGACCAAGGGGACGTATGCGACTACTGGGATTGCTAAGAACCCAAATAGCACTATCTGTGTGGATGCTGTCGTTGAGTATTTAACTAATGGTGTGCCGATTGAGCAGTCAATCACAAATTGTTTAGACGTCCGTAAATTTCTTACGGTACGACAAGTTAAGGGAGGGGCTGAATATGACGGTCAATACTTGGGTAAGGCGGTACGCTGGTATTATGCTGCTGGCGAGACTCGTTTTATTTCGTACAAAAATAATGGTAACAAGGTTGCTCGCAGCGACGGGGCTAGGCCTTTGATGGAGTTACCTGAGTCACTACCGAGTGACATTGATTACCCTTGGTACATTGCTGAAGCCAAGGACATTTTAGCTGACGTGGGGGTATGATGGATAAAGACGAAGCAATACACAAAGCATTAAAAGTTTTAAATTGTTTAAACAACGACAGAGTATATGAAACTGCATGGGTAAAAAGTGCAATCAATGCGTGTGAAGAAGTAGTAGATATTTGTGATAAATGTGGAATGTTGAATTGTGAATGTGGAAAACATGATGACCTCTAAAGACGAAGCATTAAAGATGGTGATTAATTGGTTTGAAGGTGGGGATTTTTATTATCCTGAAGAATTGTTAAACGCTTGCAAAGAAGCACTAGAACAACCAGCGCAAGAGCCTTTAACTAGGGCACAACAAGTTATTCGTGCAAATAATACCGCACAACCAACGCAAGAACCTGTGGCTACTGTTGCTGTAGATAATTTTGGTAACATTTCTGTTGGCTGGATTAAAAATCCAAATCATAACGATAAACTCTACACCCACCCTCATCAATGGCAAGGATTAACGGATAATGAGATACAAGAATTAACGCATGATGGTGTTGCAGATGAATACGATATTAAATTTGCCCGTGCTGTTTTAGCCAAAGCAAAGGAAAAGAATTATTATGGACCAACCTAAGGAAGTGCCTATCGCTATCGTTGCGATGGAAGATGGCCGTATTATTTTAGAGTTGCCAGGCGGTGGCTATGAGATTAATGAGCTTGAACGAATTATTGCTAATGCTAAGTTGGCAATGGCTGACACTAGAGGAATGATGTTAAATTAAATGGCACAAGTCTATCAAACTGACAATATGGAGGCAGGTATCCGCACAATGGTTGAGCGTAATGACCGATGTGTGTTGTATCTTAATTATGAGAACCCTAGACCGATTAGACTTAGAGGCAATGACCTTAAAGATATTCGCGGGGCGGTGTGTAAAGCTTCTCAGCCGATGGCTAAACTTCAGCTACAAAGTTGGGTGCAGCAACGAGGGTTGCTTTATTACTCACCAGCGAGGCGGGTCAATCTTTTGCCTGAATGTGACGCTATGTTCTTTGTGGAGTCCCCACATATCTACGCACGGTATGCTGAGCTAGTCAAAAAGGTTAAGCGTGAGATCGTGATCTACCGCCCGCCTACTTGGGCATTGCACGAGGAGTTGATTGAGCAACGCTACCCTACGTCTTATTTAAACTTGACGATGCTATTGGCAGTTGAGGGGTTTGTGCAGCGTGAGCTGTGTGACATCCACAAAGCAGCGTTAAACTACTCAGGATTTGACCCTGAAGGCGCTTGCGTATTTGAGGCTGGCGACATTATGGAAGTGACTGGGGCTAAGCTACCTCAAGTCAATAAATTATTCCGAGAATACGGCTTCAGGAGTAAGTTCCTTCGCTACGATGTGATTGCGCCGATGGCCGAACCTGATAACCCTTACTTAATGGAAATGTACCGCGAGATTGAAGCGTTGCCTGACGTTTACAACGGCTACCGTATGATCCCGTTTATGCGATTACCAGGTGAATACTTTAATAAGATGAACATACTGACACAATTGTACCGCGAGGGGTCTATTAGAAAGTTGCCGTCTATCTACGTACTAGAGGCGGGGTATCGTGCGAGAGAACGACACGTTGATGATGCTATTACAGTGGCCAATCGTGCTCAGTGGTTTAAGATGCGTAACCTCGTGGACAACGCACCTATATACCCGATTCCACATGAACAACTTGCTCACCTTGCTCAAATTCGATCTGAGAAACACGCACACTCTTTATTCTTGGCGCGGTTGTTTGATAAATCTGATTCAGCTCAGCGAGAATAGAGCTTTGCCCATCGTTACGAACAGTGTCATTCCCCGAACCCTTAAGTGCAATAGCGGCTTTGAGTTTGACCTCGGCCATAGCAGCACTGTCGAAGCCCATCATGGCCATGTCGTGGATGACGTTAAGTGCGTCGAGTTTATAGTCTCGCGTCAGCAGCTCAAGCTGGTCCTCAAACTGCTCTCGGCTCATTTTGGCATATTCGGGGTCAAGTTTGACCTTAGCGATGGCGGCCACAAAACCTTGCATTTCCTCTGAAGCGCGGATATAGCTATCCACCTCACGGGCAGTGCAATTGAGATACGCGGCTGCTAGGAATAAGTCACCTTTACCAAACGTGAGCGCGTCACGAATGGTTTGCTCGGTGACTAATCCATCCATTAGAGCACTACGGGTCATGGTTAAAACTCCAAGCCCTTAGCGTAGCCCATTTTATGTAAAAGTGGAAGCTGTCTTTTCATACGACCAGCCCCGATGTCAGGACGGTAGAATGGACTATTAGGTATCTTGACCTTTTTAACCGCACTGTAAGCATTGCGGCGAGCACCAGTGATTGTCTCACCAGTACCAGTGACGACCATCGTATAGTCACCACAGGTAACTAAGCCAGGTAAGTCCACTACTTTGTCACCAACCATACGTGGCGATGTACCGAGCATTACCTCTGATAGATGGATACGTTCTTCATCATCGGCACCGCGGATAGGAATACCGCAAAGCTCTTTATTTGTGATTTTCGAGTATGGAAAGTCAGGTAGCGCGATAACCACACTGACACAGACTTCACCATTAATCGCTTCGATTGTGTCCTCACCATTGAGCAAGTCTAATTGCCATTGGATAGGATCAGCGTTTTTAATATGAGCAGTCACATTGTGTTTTGATGGCCAACCGTCACGCATTGTAAATTCCATTGGCCAAGGGCCATCGGCATCAATAATGCAGTTATTGTCGATGTAGCCCACATAACCTAGGCGCTCTAGGATAGGTGTCATCGGTAGCAATACTTGTTCAGCAAGCTTACTGCGTTTTACCATGCGAGATAGAGTCCCCATCTCACCAGTGTTCACGCCTAAGTCGTCAGCCATGAGTTTTTTGTATTCCCAATTCTCATAGAACCATTGTGACCAACCACCTGGTCCGAACCAACCGCCCACCGCCATCTCAATACCGTACTTGCGCTCTTGTAAAATGAAGCCTTCAGCTTTAGCAGCTTTACGTAAGGCTTCGTTGCCTTTCCAGCGGTTAAGCATGTAAACCAAGTCAGCAGGGTCGGAAGCCACATAAGACAACGCTTTATTGGCATCACCTGAAGGCTTAGACACGAGGAATTGTGGATTTTTCTTAACGAAAGCGATGGCTGCATCATAATCGTGGAAAGCTTTAGATTCCATAATATTGATACCGACCTCTTTCATCGCCTTTTGCCCAGCATCACGATCAAGCTCAAGCGCAGCGGCTTCCACAGAAGGGGCTAGGATTGGATACCCTTTA